TTGCGACAAATGGAGCAGATACTAGTTTTAATCTAGACTTCAATTCACCTAGAGAAGAAGCACTTCTTGTAATTAAAGATGGTGTGGTACTAAAACCTGGAACTGGATATACTTTATCCGCAGGTGGTGTATCAATTAATATTACAGGTGCTGCAGTTGCTTCATCAGTAGATTTATATTGTATATTCTTAGGAAAAGAGCTTACAGTACAAAATGTTTCTGATAATAGTATTACTCACTCAAAATTATCAACCCCAATTAGGCAATCAGTAAAGACTGACACAAGTGTAATTCAAGCAGGAGCGACCTTAGTTTCTACTAGACATTATTTTGTAGACACTACTGCTGGTGCAATTACAGTAATATTTCCAACTTCCCCAGCACTAGGTGACACTGTATATTTATCTGATGCTTATGGAACTTGGAATACGAATAACTGTATTGTTAATCCTAGTGGTGCTACAATAAATGGTACGTCTGGCAACTCCACATTATCTTCACAATACGATTCAAAGGAATACATATATATCGGTGGTGCAGCTGGTTGGCGAACTGTTTAATTAACTAAATAGTCGTAAGGAGAAACCAATGGCTGCTATTACAGATATATTCGTTGACCAAGGAACAGATTTTACTCTACAACTTTCTGTTGTAGATACTGCAGGATCAGCAAAAGATTTAAGTGGAGCAACCATTACAGCTCAAGCTAGAAAAGACTATACCAGTTCTTCAGCGACAGCTTCTTTCACTACAGCAATCACTAATGCTGTTGGTGGTATTTGTACAATAAGTTTAACAGCTGCAACTACTGCGGGAATTAAAGCTGGAAGATATATGTATGATGTAAATGTTGTTGATAGTAGTTCAACAACTATAAGAGCAGTTGAAGGAATGATGACAATTAGACCAGAGGTAAGTAGATAATATGCCAGAAGTAAAGAGTACCATCGCAACACAAGAAGGAGTTAATCCTTCAGTTCCGTCTACAGCTACTCAGACAACAACTGCAATTGCATCTGCAAGCTCTACCCAATCTGCTACTGTTTCTACAGTAGGAATACAAGGGGAAAGTGGTACAGCTGTTAATTTAGAAGCAGCACAAAATGTAGATACTGCTACTGATGGTTTAGAAAATGGTTCAGTTCTAGTATATAAAACATCCACAAGTAAGTGGCAAACAACAAAATTATTGGACGAAGGTCAGTCTTTCGATTCAGGACAATATTAATAGGAGAAAAGCATGGCAGCAATTTTAAGAATTAAAAGATCGAGTACAGGAGGAAATCCATCCACACTGGGAACAGGTGAATTAGCATACTCGGCTCTTACTGATAACGGATCTAATGGTGGCGATAGGCTATACATTGGTTTCGGTACAGAAACTGGCGGAAACGCAGCAAACCATTATGTAATTGGTGGTAAATATTTTACAGACACAATTGACGCAGCAACAAATGCTAACACAGCAAGTACGATTGTAAAAAGAGATGGAAGTGGAGATTTTTCAGCAGGAACTATTACTGCGACTCTAACAGGTAATGCTGCCACAGCAACTACTGCTGCAGCTTGGACTGATGCTAGAACATTAACTATCGCTGGTGATGTAGATGGTTCTGGTTCTATTGATGGTTCTGGCGATGTCACAATTACTACTGCTCTTGATGCAACAGGTGTAAGTGCTGCCACTTACGGATCTGCTTCTCAAGTGCCAAGTATTACTGTTGACGCAAAAGGTAGAATCACTGCTGCAAGTACAAATTCAATTTCAACTTCATTCACACTAACTGATGGAACTACTTCTCAAACAATTGCAGGTGGAAATACATTAACTGTCACACCTGGAGAAGGAATAAATGCTGTCGTTAGTGCTACTGATACATTAACTATTTCTGGAGAAGATGCTACTGATTCTAATAAAGGTATCGCATCTTTCGGTGCTGGCTTAACAGTTTCTTCTGGAGCAGTTTCATTAACAAATAATTCAGTCACGATTGGTTCTGACGCAGTTGCTCTTGGAGCAAGTAGAACTGATTTAAATGGCTTAACAAGTGTAGATGTTGATAATCTTACAATAGATGGTAATGCTATTTCAAGTACAGACACAAATGGAAACATAGAACTGTCACCAAATGGTACAGGAACTGTTGTTGTTGCTTCTGGTTATGAAGGAAGAGCAGGACTAACTTCTCAGTCATTAGTAAATAAAGCATATGTTGATTCTGCTACTGCTGGGTTATCAGTTAAGTCACCTGTCAAGGTTGCTACAACAGCAAACCTTACAGCAACTTATGATAATAGTGCTGGCACATTAACAGCAAATTCAAACTTCGCATTATCAGTTGATGGTGTTACACTTTCAGTGGGCGATAGGGTATTGGTTAAAGACCAATCTACTACTCCTCAAAATGGATTCTATAAAGTCACAGCAACTGGTTCAGGTTCTGCTGCTTTCGTTTTAACTAGAACTCCTGACGCAGATGCTGCTTCAGAGTTAGTCGCTGGTGCTTTTGCTTTCGTTGAAGAAGGTACTGCAAATGCTGACAATGGTTATGTGATGGCAACTGATGGAACTGTCACGCTGGGCACGACTTCTATTACTTTTGAGCAATTCTCAGGAGCTGGTCAGATATCTGCTGGTGATGGTTTGGCAAAAGTTGGAAACGCATTAAGTCTTAATGTAGATGATAGTTCTTTAGAAATTAACGCAGACTCTGCTAGAGTAAAAGCTCTTGGTGTTACAAATGCTATGTTAGCAGGAAGTATCGCAAATGGTAAACTCGCAAACTCTGCTGTCACAATCAATAGTAATGCACTATCTTTGGGTGCTGCACTAACATTAGATACAGATGATATTGGAGAAGGTTCAACTAATGAGTACCACACAACTGGTAGAGCAAGAGCTGTACTAAGTGTCACTTCTGGTACTGGGTTATCTTATAATAGTAGTACTGGTGTGTTCGCTGGAATAAATTCAACAGCATCTGTAAAAGGTGTGGCGTCTTTTGCATCAGCAAACTTTACAGTGACAAGTGGAGCAGTGGCAATAACTGGTGTTGATGGCGGAACATACTAAGATTAATTTCTTAGTAATTTATATTTTAAATTTTAGGAATGGTTCATGTCAACTATAATCAAAGTAAAACGATCGGAGACCTCTAGCAGTGTACCAAGTACATCGGATTTAGCTGTTGGAGAAATAGCAGTAAATACTGCTGATAAAAAGATTTATGTTCGTGCTGCTGCAGGTGTAGTTGAAGTCGCTAATAATTCCGCATCTGGTGCTGGTGATATTACAGATGTATTAACAGCAAGTGGATCTGCTCTAACAGGTGGAACAACTTCTGGTTCAGCAAACTTAGCAGTATCAGTTGACGATTCGTCAATACAAATCTCAGGAAACAATTTACAAGTAAAGGCATCAGGTATCACTAATGGTATGCTGGCGAATAGTAGTGCTACACTTAATTCACAAACACTTACTCTAGGCAGTTCTCTAACATTAGATACAGATAATATTGGTGAGGGTTCAAACCTTTACTTTACAAATGAAAGAGCAGATGATAGAATCGCTACTCTAATCTCTAATGGAACAGGACTAACTTGGACATATGATGATACTGCTGGTTCATTAACTGGAGCTGTTTCTTTATCAGGTTTCAATACTGGTAATTTACCAGAGGGTGCTCAGCTTTATTATACTACTACAAGAGCAAATACTGATATAGATGCTAGAGTTAATAAAACTTTCGTAGATAATTTAAGTGTAGTTGCCGCAAGTGCAGGTACTGCTACTTCACTAGCAAGTGGACAAAATTTTTCAATTACTGGCGATGTCCTAGCAAGTGCCATTTCTTTTGATGGTTCAGGTGCAGTGACTCTTAATGCTAACATTGCAGCCAATACTATTTCCCCAACAGAATTAAATGTCACAGATGCTGCAGGTGCATTACAATCTGATGGAGCAGGTAATTTATCATTCGCTCCAGCTACTGCATCATTCGCAGCAATAGGTGAACATGTATTACCATCAGCTGACGATACTTACGATCTTGGATCAGCTGATAAAAAATGGAGAAACTTATATGTTGGTGGAAATACAATATTTTTAGATGACGCAAAAATTATGAAAGACACAGCCACTAATCAATTAATGATGAATGCTGGTATCACTAATTCTATTGCGTCTATAACTATTACGAATGCTGGGGCTGGTTATTTAGATCAACCAACTATAACTTTTCCCAATCCAGATAATTCTGGTGTAGATACTATCGTTATGACTGACGCAGGTGGTGGTTATACTGCTGCCCCAGTTGTCACCATTGACGCACCAAGTAAAACTCCTGCTGTACAAGCAACAGCAACAGCTAACATGACAGACGATGGTACAGGAAATAATACATTCGCAGTTGCTAGTATCACAATAACAGCTGGTGGATCAGGTTATCCGACTGCACCAAATGTATCAATAGCTGCAACTCCAAACGCAGGAGGTGGTGCTGTTCAAGCAACTGGTACCACTACAATATCAACATCAACAAATGGTGGTAAGATTGCAACTGCATTTTCTACTATTAATGTGGGTACTGGAGAAATTACAGCAATAACTTTATCATCTGCTGGGGCTGGATACACTACTTTACCAACCATTACAGTTGAAAGTCCGAATAAAGATATAACATTTAATAGTACTGTATATAATGATTATGCTTCAGGAAATAATTATTATACATTTTCAGGTGGTATAAATGAAGAGCTAGATATTATACAAGGTCAAACTTATACATTCGATTTATCTTCTTCTACGCATTCTACGCATCTATTTGCTTTAAGTGGTACTGCCGATGGTACGCATGGTGGAGGAACAAAATATACATCAGGTGTGACATACACTGGTACGCAAGGAACGACTGGTGCGAAAATGGTATTAGTTGTTGACGCAAATACACCAACGACTCTATATCCATACTGTGAAACACACTCAGGTATGGGGGGAACTGCCTCCTTTACCAAGCTGGCAACTGGAACAACTGGGGTATTGACTCCTGTTCTAGCTAGTTATGATGACCAATTAGACCAAAAATTCGCTATGCAACCCTTCTCGATAGCAATGAGTATCGCACTAGGAGCATAAAAAGGAACTAAATAGTAGTATGGCAAATCCAAATACCAGAGAACAATTAAAAGATTATTCATTAAGATCACTTGGTTCGCCTGTGATCGAAATCAATGTGGCTGAAGAACAGCTGGAAGATCGTTTAGATGAAGCGATTGAATACTTTAATATTAATCACTGGAATGGTACCGAACGAGCTTACTTTCAACATGTAATTACAGGCTCTACAATAACACTAACTGCTGCAGTCGCAGGAAACTTTGAGATTGGTGAAGTTGTTGAAGGAAGTGTTTCAGGATGTAGAATATCTGTTCATAGAAGTTCTAAAGATTCAAGTATAGTCTACCAACAAATTAATAATAAAACTGCAACTAGACAAGGATTTACTAATGGGGAAACTCTTACAGGTGAATCTTCTGGAGCAACAGCTGTAATTCAAAGTGTTACAAAAGGTGATACAGAAAATGGATATGTTCCTGTTGGTGATGAAATATTTGGAGTAAACAAAGTATTCACAGTATTTTCTAACACTACTGATTCTAGAAATATATTCGACTTACAATATCAATTAAGATTAAATGATTTATACGACTTAACTTCTACAAGTATAGTTTATTATACTACTGTGATGGGTCACCTATCATTGCTTGATATGATGTTAAATGGTAAAACTTTATATCGCTTTAATAGAATGCACAATAAATTATTCCTTGACTTAGATTGGCGAGGAGATGTACAGATTGGCGATTTTGTAATGGCAGATGTTTATAAAGCATTGGATGGTGCAGAATATCCAAAAGTATTTGGCGAGCCATGGTTGAAAAAATATACTACTGCTCTGTTCAAGAAACAGTGGGGACTTAATCTTAAAAAGTTTTCGGGACTAGTATTGCCTGGAGGAGTTTCAATGGATGGCGATGGTATATATAACGAAGCCATGAACGAACTACAAGCACTAGAAGACGAACTCGTAGGAAAAGGTGCACCATTAGAGTTCTTTACAGGGTAATTAAATGGCTGGAAGAAATACTTACATATCTCAAGGGGTCACCTCTGAACAAAATTTAATAGAGTCTTTAATAATAGAGTCCCTAGCAATTTATGGTCAGAATGTTTTTTATATTCCTAGAACGCAAGTCGCCAAAGATGAAATTTTAGGCGAAGATCCATTATCAAAATTTGAACAAGCATTTCCTATTGAGATGTATTTTGAAAATGTAGATAACTTAGGAGGACAAGGTCCATTCATTCAAAAGTTTGGTTTGTTTAACGAGTTAAGTGCTACTCTAGTTTGTGCTAGAGCAAGGTGGACAGAATTAGTTGGTACGCATGGTAATACCTTTGTGCCTAATAGACCCAACGAAGGAGATTTAATTTACTTCCCTCTTACAAAAGGTTTATTTGAAATTAAATTTGTACAGCATCAAGATCCTTTTTATCAATTAGGAAAACTGTACACATATAAAATGGAAGTAGAATTATTTCAATATGCTTCTGAAAGACTTAATACTGGAGTTGCCGAGATTGATCAATTTGAAGAACTTAAAACTTTCTCTTCTGATCCAACAGTCACTGAAGCTATGTTTGTTGATAGTATAACATTCTCAAATGTCGGAGCAGGATATACTTCAGCACCAACATTAACATTTACAGGTGGTACACCTAGCACTGTTGCTACTGCTACTTGTACTATTAATGCAGCGACAGGTAAAGTCAATGGTGTTAATATTACCAATGTAGGAAATGGATATAATGCTGTTCCTACTATAACTATTTCAGCTCCTCCTAGTGGGGGAACGCAAGCAGTTGCAGTTGCTACCATTAAACTTAATGTAGATAAACAAGGTGGCTATGCTGACAACCTAGATCTTGAAACTGAAAGACAACCAAGTACGAATGAAAAAGTTGCTTGGTCTGAAAACAATCCATTTGGAGAATTCTAAGTTATGCTAGGCAAGAATCCATTCTATCACCAGACAGTAAGAAACTGTATCATAGGTTTTGGAAAAATGTTTTCAGATGTAGAGTTTGAAAGATTAGACAATAACGATAATGCTGTACAAAAAATACTAGTACCAATCGCTTATGGTCCAAAAGAAAAATGGGTGCAAAGATTAGAGCAAGATCCTACTTTAGAAAATCAAGTATACACGACTCTTCCTCGTATGTCATTTGAAATGGCTGCACTATCATACGATCCTCTTAGAAAAACTAATAGGATGGGAACAGTTAAAGTAAATAGAACATCACTTAGTGGTGGGTCTGGTAAAAGGGATAAACTATTTGCTCCTGTACCATTTAACTTAGATATGCAATTAAATTGTTTAACTAAAACGACTGAAGATGGTTTACAAATTATAGAGCAAATACTTCCATTTTTTACACCAGAATTTACAATGAGAATTAAAAACACCAATACTACTATGGATACAGAAACCGATGTTCCAATAATACTAAATAGTACCAGCTTCATAGATGATTTTGACGGAACTTTTGAGATTCGTAGATTCGTCACTTGGACGCTAAACTTCACATTGAAGGTATTATTATTTGGTGGAGTAGATC